ATAGCGGCGACCTTATCGGCCAGATCCTTATCGGCTTCTTGCAAATCTTTGACAGCGCCCCAGACGGTATTCAATACCCATCCGCCTAGGACGCCGATGATTCCAACGGCCACATCAAAAAACACTTGATATTCAGCCATTGGTGTCATCTCGCCATCGCATTTACGCCTTGCATCCCCGCAGCAAGCAATGGCGAAAGACTACGATAGTCTGGCGGTAATGCGGGAACGCCGCCAAGAGTAGAAGCTAACAAATTATGTGACGCGCGCGTAGCTAATGCGTTTTGCGCTCTACGCGCCATAATACTACCTGCGCCAAGTCCAGCTAATCCAAGTGCAAGCGACGGTGAAACAACCGCTGCGGCTGGCGTTGTAGCCGCTGCCAATGCAGGGCCAAATTCTACCGCACCTTTGGCTACGCCGCTCCAACTTGCCCCAGGTGCTAAAGATCCTAACAACTGCACAGCGCGAGGCGACGCGCGCCCAGCGGCAAGATCTTCAATGACTCGTTGATCATCAGCCGAAAATTGACGTAATCTATCTGGGTCGCGGAATATTTTACCAAATTCATTTCGTAATGCGCCGAGCGGATCTTGTCTTGATACGGAAGCCAATCTAATTGCTTCACGAATTTCGTCATTTCTAAATAGACGCGAAGACGTATCAATTGCACGATCCATATATTGTATACCGCGTGCGACTTGATCTTGGAAAGGCACGCCAGTTCGTGGGTCTATACCTTGCCGCGCATTTGCAGGATCGCGGATAAAATTATCAAATTCGTCTGACAGTATGCCGCCTAACCGACGAACATTAGGATCTTGCGATGTTGATATGTCACCAATACGCCGCCGCAAACGATGAATCTCACGCATGTCAAGGACATTACTGCGACCGGCATCAGTTAAGTGATCTAACGCGCGTTCGACAGGACGCAACTCAGGATCTCCAGGCATAAAGCCTTCTTGACGTAGTCGCGCGTTTGCGTTCATATTAAACGCATTAAAATTATTATTGTCGTATTGACCGCCAGTTCCGTAAGCGCGGTTCCAAGCAGTCTGTTCACGAACTTCCATGCGCCCGCGTTTAGCTCCCGCAAGCTCGCCTGTTGTTGCTCTTGCTGGCGATGTAACGCCTGCCGCCATGCGCCCTGCGCCCAGACCAGCCGCTAAACCAGATGCGCCTAGCACATACGGATTTGTTTCGCCGCCTTGATATAATGCTTCAGGAACTGCCGCACCCGCTGCGCCACTTACGGCTTGAGCTACAGGTTGCGCCGCCAACGCGTTTACTACAGAAGGAACAGCTCTACCTGACTGAGCTATTAAATTAGCGCCTGTGCGAGCTGCGCCTGCACCTGTTAACGCGCCGAGGCCACCTTCAGTAGCAGCGCGTAGCACATTCTCTGTAGGCGTTTGCGGAGCTACGGAAGGAAATGCGCTTTCAGTTGCTTGTCTAATGTATTGAAATGGCGTCTTTACAGGCTCATACCCAAAAGCCGAGCGGCCTAAATTATATACATTACCAACTAACTCAGCCGCGCCTAACGCCCCAGCGCCAAGAGCTGCGGCAGGAGCTATGGCCGTTCCCCCAAGCGCGCCTAATGCAGCGCCGCCAGCTAATCCCGCAACAGTGGGCGCAGCCGCTCCGGCCATAACTTTTGCCGCGCGCTCAGTTGTTAAGCCTTCATCTTTTGGCGCAGCTAAACCTAACTCAGATAGTATCTCTGCATCTGAAAATCCGGCTTTACGCGCAGCTTCAAATTTAGGACTTGACATAAGTTCGGACTGAATTTCGGCGTCCGAAAATCCAGCCTTACGAGCGGCGGCAATTTTTTCGCTAAGAGACGCCACTTTATTCTCCGTGTAAAATAGATCTTAATTCTTTTTGACGCGGGCCTGTCAACAAAGTGCGACCATCAATAACGCCTTTAGTCTGTTCTTCAGGTTCAGGAACTTTTAATTTACCTGTTCCTGCGTATTTATCGGCGTTAGCCAAGATTTCACGCGCCGTTTCAATACTAAATTTAGGGCTACCTAACATTGATTTTAAACGAATCAACTCGTCTATAGTATTTGCTTCCTGTGCAGAAGTAATACCAAGCGAGCGTCTAGTTTGAATATACTGATCTATCTGTTTATCAATAACGTCTCTATATTTTTGGCCTATAGGATCCGTTATGCGCGCAATCTCTTGCCCCGCAGGAGTCCCCGCAGCGACATTTCTGGCGCGTGTAGCCATAGATTGCGTTTCAGATGCCATAGATCCGTGTTTATATAATTTTTCGTAATTATTTAATATGTCGCCAAATATTTGCGTCGATTGTTGACGCATAGGCAGTTCTTTATATTCGCGTTGCGTTAGGGGCTGACGCTCTGTAGGTATACCTTCAGGAGCGCCTGTAGGAATGCGCCCACCTAATTTACCTTCGGGCGGCGCAGTAACAGGAGCGGCGGGTATGTTACCCATATCTGGCGGCGTCACTACCGCTGGGCGCACAACAGGCGGAGCACCACCAATGCCAGGCACGACCTGTTGAACCTCATTTTGAATTGTTTGAAGATGTGGCTCTAAATATTTTTGAAATGTTGTTGCCTGCGTAGCCAAAGCGCGCAATTCTGAAGGATCTGGTTTATCCCCTAACATGGATGCCCAAGGACTTTTACTAATATGTTCTTTTAATTTATCAAACCCTTTTCCAGTTTGAAGAACACCTGCCGCCAAATCCCGCGTCATAGTAAGATCAGCCATTGCTTGTTCTGTTTTAGCTTTTCCTGCCCCAGCTAATAAAGTAGGTAATTCAGCTTGAAAGCGTTGCTGTCTAATAGACGCATCACTAGCTTGATTAGCTGCCATAGCTGCGTGTGCTTTAGCTTGTTCTTGTGCCGAAAGAACTTTCATGCCTAACGTAGGCGATATTTGATACGCTTGAACCAGTGATTGCCGTGAAAGCGGATCAAATCCTTGTTGCGTAGCCAGATTTCTATACGATTCCTCTTCTTGCCGCGCGCGTTCATATTCAGCTAATTGCTGTTGCACTAACTCTTGTTGTTGTGCGCGAGCGCCCATCATCTGGTATTGCGCCAGCATGTTCGTAAAGTCAGTCGGCGTGTTCGCTAGGGCGTTACGCGAAGCTATGGTGTAATCAACTGGCATTTAAATCACCCTATACTTTTGGTGCGCCGAAAGTCGGTGCGCCCATAAATCCTGGGCTGTATCCTGCGCCATATGAAGGTGCGCCACCTAAATAGCCTACTTGTTGCGGGGCGTAAGTAGACGTTCTAGCTGGAGCAAATTTATCCGCCATGCCATACGCCATCATAGCGTTAACTGGCGTGTTGAGCGCGCTCTGTAGCGCTGATGCGCCGCCCATGTAACCTGACGCGCGTGCTTGACCTACGTTCTCAATAGCCGACGCATAAGGGTTAGCTGCGGCTAGGCGTGTCATTTCAGGACTTGCAAGACCACCATAAAGGCCAGCAATCGTGTTGCCCGTGTTAGACGCCATAGTGCCGAGGTTAGCGCCAAGGCCAAACTGATTGCCGGAGAGCTGACCGCCCATTGAACCCGCTAATTGCGATACCGTTCCGGCTGCCCCTGCGCCTCTGCCAGCAAGACCCGTAAGACCTTGCGTAACCGCGTCACGATTAGCCATAAAGCGATTATAAGCGTTAGTGTATTCCTGACTGCCAGCTTCCTGACCATAGCGTGTAGCTGCTTTTAACGCGCCGCCAGACCCAGCTAAACCGCCTGCACGGGCGGCGTTAGTCATGGCTTGCTGACCTTGCTGGAACCTGAACGCATAGCCAGGATCCATCTGAAGCTGTTCATAGGTAGGCTGTTGCGTATATGCGCCGCCAGGGCCAAAGAGCTGTGCAAGTTGATTTGTAGCGCCCGCGCCTGTGGTCGTATAAGGCTCCTGGGCTGCGACGCCCTGACCGTAGAACTCACGGGCGGTAGCCTCACCTGCACGGCCTTGACCTAACAGATCCTCACGGCCCTTGGTATAGTAGTCGCCCGCAGCCGATACGCCCTTCTCAGCCATCTCACGCGCTTGCTGAAGCGCTTGCTGTTGAGCGATATAGCCCAACATGCCGCCCTGTTGAGCGGCCTGCGCTTGTGTGCCTGCGGCACGCTGAGAAGCCGCATAGCCAGCCCCGCTACTAAGCGCGCTTGCTGCGGTGCTTCCTAAAAGGGCTAGTGTGAACGGATCCATAATGCCTCACTATAATACTAGGTCTTGATGATGTATAGCACGGCATAGTTCTTAGGCCGAGTTTCAGAATTGCCGGTGTAGGAATTGTTGACGGTCAGGCCAGTTGTATTTGTGTTAGTATTAGTAGTCGTACCACCCCCAAAAGCGTTTAATCCGCCTCCAACGGCGGCATTACTAATTTGCGCGCCAACAGAATGTAAATGACCTGGGTCATTAACGCCATGATTATGCGTTGCGTAGGCATCAAGCTGCGCGCCAGCAAACGTGCGTCCTACAGTAATAGCGGTGCCAAGCGTAAAGGTTAACCCTGTATTCGTAGCCGTGGCGTTAGATGAAATATACGCCGTCGTGCTATTAAAAATGTTTGTAATATACGCGCCTGTCGGGATACCAGTGCCGCTAATTGCTTGACCGACAGAAAGCGTTGATGTGCTTGCCATCGTAATCGTAGCGCTACCGTTTGTCGTTGCGCCCGTGCCAACAGTGCTAGACGATGCCGTAGCCGCTGCTGAAATTGTAATAGAGTTAGTGCTCTTAGTGGCGATAGTAGCTCCAGTCGGAATACCAGTGCCGCTAATTGGCATACCAACAAATAGATAAGTCGTTGAATTTATGCCGCTAATTGTCGTGCTTGTATTAGTGGTTATACCACTAATAAGCGTGGTATCTTGGCTCGTAGCTGTTGCACGGCTATCATAACCCCGTAAAAACTGACCGCGAAGGTCGGGGACGTTAAACGTCGTAGTCGTATCGCCTGCGCCCCAAGTTGTGCCAATAGCCGCATAGAGATCAGCGTATGTCGTGCGAGATACTGCCGAGCCATCGCACAACAACCATCCCGAAGGCGTTGTTGACGAAGCATAAGCCAACAATGCTCCGGGCGGCATGGATGTATCGACATAAGATTTTGTCGCCGCCTGAAGTGCCGATGTTGGGACGCCAGGAAGCACCACAGGAACTGTTGAAGTTGCCGCCGTGCTATTAACGGTTAATCGTGTTCCTGCATTAGTCTTAATTGTAAAATTACGGTCATCACTAGCGGCAAAAATAGAATCCGTAGAATCCGCTGACATGACTGTGCGAGCTGTGCCGCCAGATGTTGAGATCTGGATAGCGCCGCCCGCCACGTCAATAGCATTAGCTGGCGTTGCGGTGCCGATACCTACCTGACCTGTTGTGTCAACGACGAATGGCGATGAGTCAGGGTCGGCACTATCTTGAACTCTGATGGCCGCGCCTGCGCCCGTCTGCGTGACGAGAAGCGCGGGGCCGGAGGTATTAGCCGAAATTGTAACGTTACTGGAAAAGACCGGCGACAGCGCCGTCGAAGGTGCGGCGATGTTATCGACCGTCCAGATCTCAGTGCCGTTAGCGTCGGTTAGTTTGAACTTATAGTTGGCCGATGACAGCCAGATATTAGCTTCGCCGCGCGAGTCGAGAACAATCGGGTTACTGTTAGCCGTTGCTGCGGTCGAGTCCGTATAGGTCGCCTGCGGCGTAGTCGTGCCAGCTTCGTATGTATAAAGAAAGCCGCCCGCAAGCGGTATGCCTGCGGCGTCAATAAACTGAGCTTTAGCGGTGGGCGTTACGACAGCCATTTAGACACCTACACAACTTGTTACGGTCAGGATGACCGAAGGAATAGCGGGAACTGGACTAGACGCGGCAACATAAGGAATCGTGACGTTTGTGCTATCCACTGAATAGATAAGCTCAAAATAATCCCCCGTCTGGAGGTTTAGCACAAAATTCCACGCGGCAACAGCCGCAGCGTTTGAGCCGCCGCCTAGAGTCACTTGTGTCGCGGAATCATCTACGTTGACGCCGTTAACGCGAGGCCAAATAAAAATACTATGCCCCGATCCAGATATATTCTTTAATTGCGCCGAAAACTGAAAATTATACGTAGCTGTGTTGTCTACATAAACCCGCGATGTTGGCGTCCCAATATAAACGCCGTATGTTACATCAGATCCATCGGCGCGTGTATATGTGTTGTTAAATGTTAACGCATATGCTGTGTTAGTAGCCGCAGGTGTAAATACCGTCGTGCTATAAAATGACCCGTATCGTCGGCCAGCTTCTAACGCTATGTAGGTATTAAAGAACCAACGATACCAAGGCCGATTAACAAACCCTGTAGTGTCGTCATTCATTTTAACGCGCGCCGCAGGGACTTGTGTGTTGTTATCGACTAAGTTAGGCATTGGTCGGACTCGCGTGCAACTCAGCGCCCATGATCGCTATCTGCACAGGATCCGTGCCGGAGATCTCATAAACTCTATCGCGCAACTTGAGCGTCATGCCGAGCCGACGCCAGATCGTGCGGTAGCCCGTTTGGCCGATCTGACCCATAGACTTCCAGTGCTCATTCGACCATGTGTGACCGCCATCATCAGACCAGCGCAGCATGACCTGCGGATCAGCGCCGATGGTGATCGTGTATTGAGCGTAGTCGCGGATCTTTAAAGCAGACCCAGCGCGGTCAAGAATAAAATCGTGTGCGCGATCATAAATATAAATAATATCATTGACTTCCGCCTGACTATACCCTGAAATCCCCACACCGGCCTGACAATCAAGTTGAAGACTATGTTGCGCTGTGCGGTTTAAATCGTTCTGACCTGTTGGCAGAGCACGCCATGAGCGCAACCATTTTTGCGTCGTGCCAGCCTCAGAGTAGACAGTCGGATCATAGGCAAAGATCTCGCCCGTGCGGTAGTCGCCGATGACGATCTCATTGTTAAAGTTCATCTGACAATTACCGCGAGTGCGGGTAAAGTCGTTATTTTCCCAGCCAGCGCGCTCATGCCATGCGCCCGTTGCCACGTCATATACCCAGGTCGTGTTAGCGTTTGGAAAGTTTAAGACGTAAAAACTATGGCCGTCTTGCTGATAGGTGTAACCCACAGCGTCGGCTAATGTTGAGTATTGCTGAATCTGCCATTCAACGGCGTGAGTTGAAACGCGCTCGCCGGAGTAACCTTTTGAGCGATAGACAATACCATTACCGCGAGCATCAGCGCCGAGCCAGAACAAGCCATTGTCGAGCTTGGCGACTGAGTAGGCTGCAAGACAACCAATTTCGTTAAACGCGCCTTGAATACGCGCCAGCGGAAAGTCAGGCAGACCGGCGTCATACCAGACTTCGACGGAGTTCTGTCCAAACAGCCAAACTTCGCGGTGGTCAACGATCAGCGTAACGAGGTTATCTGGCGAACCTTCCGCGCTGGCAAAGTAGAGTGGATCAACGGTCGTGGTATTAGAATCTAAAACCCAGAAAATCTGACTGTCTGGTTGGTTATAAACAAACCAGCCGTCAAGAAAGCCACAACCAACAGCGCCTGCGAAGGGCGAAGTAAGCTGCGTTAAGAAAGGTGTAAAGGTCAGCGTAACGCCAGTATTAGTCGCTGTAGCTGCGGCAGACAACACGAATGTCGTAGAGTTGGTTACGCT